TACGCATAAAGCGCAAACGCCCATGAACTCAAATAAACTGATAAATTCTCCCATGATTAGATTGATTTTAATTTTAAAATATTATTAATGTAATTATCCAACTTGTTTAAGTCTTGGCGCGTGTGTGTCGCTCCGTGCAACATTCCAACGGGGCTAGTTCGCAATGCGTTTACTAGGTCTTTGCGCGTTTCAGTAACTGCCTTTAATTCCTCGTTAATAAAACGGGTCTTTGAACTTTTCCCGCGTCTTTGCGCGTACATATCCACCAACTCCGCAAACGTTGGTAAGTAGTTTGTAACGTTGAAATCTTGGTAATTTGTCATAACTAATTGCTTTTCAATGATTTAGGTAAAAAACGGGCTTTTTATCCGTTCAATTCTAGTGCAATATATGTATAATTCTAGTACATTCCAAATATTTATTAATCTTTTTTTAATTATTTTTTAATTATTACCTAAGACCCTACAAGCTAGGGCGGTTGGGTACACGCTAAGTACTGCCGAAAGTTTAAACGGACAATGTACGGGCGGGGGGTTACTCCTCTCCTTTGAACGCTTAATGATAAAGATTTGAACGAGTTTAGGACGGGATAGAAGGGAGCGAAGGCGGGCGCGGGAGCGTACGCGCTACTCTCGGGAGCTTCGTTAAACGGTTAAGGCGGTTGGGTGGTAGCTTTGGCGGGCTGGTGCGGGTGGTTAGGTGCAGCCATTGGAAAAGCCAAAAAAAATGAAAGGGGCAAACGAAAACCGACCCCCACCCCTCAAAAAAAATTTGACTTTCGTTTCGCGCTACGCTTCGCCAAACCGCTATATAGCCCAAACACTACGGGTATCTAAAATATTATTATCTTTACCCTGTAATATTACTTCACTTAAAAAACGTTTTTTATGAAATTAAAATTTGGAAATTCTGTTTACAAGAAAGACTTGTCAAACAGCATATACCAACAAAGAGGAGCAAACTTTGGTTTGACTGTCAATGGTGGTATGGAGATTAATAACAGACCTGATGGTGTTACGGGTATTCAGCAAGCGGCTACTATGAAGAAGGCTGTTCATCGTGCTGAGAAAATCCAAACAATGTCTGAGGCTGTGTTCTTAGGTAATATCCGTTCAGAGATGATGGAAGGACCTGAGATGGACTAACAAAGATGCAGGTCACACTTAAAAGTGTGATTTGGTTTAATGGTTCAGTTAGTAAATTAGGAGGGCTCAATCTTGAGCCTTCTTTCTTTTTGTACCTACTAATGTCAATATTGACATTTTTGTCTTTATTTTATGTCGTTTTTATGTCGATTTGATTTTTATAACTTATTGATTATTAATACTTTATTTCTTTAATGTCGAAAATGTCGATTTTTAAGAGAAAATAATATGGGAAAAAATATATAAAAGGAGGGAAATATATATAGAGAATAGGGGAATTTTATCTGCATTTTCAGCATTACAATGCTAAGAATTGTAGAAAACCCTTACGTATCAAGTGTTTCAGCCAATGTCAAATTCTAAAGAACCAACATTATTCCGGCATAAATCGACATTACACTATATAAAACTGACATAGACCTATAGCCCTTACGGGCAAATAACATTGTGTTGGTAAAAAATATTGCACGAATAGTGGTTAATATACCACGTGTTGACTATATTTGTACATCATTAAAAATTAAATTAAATCAAATGGAAAATGTTACTGAATTTGAATTAAATGGGGAACATATTGAATTAACTATGGGTCAACAGTTAGTTGGATTGGAATTTAATCCAAGTAATAACCCCAAAGTGCAACGAGCAAAGGAATTATGTGCTGAGTTGGCTGACTTACTTAGACCTGAAATTCAATCATCTTCAACTCCTTTAAAAAGATATTTATACGAACACGCAGTAGGTGAAATCCTAAATGCTCAGATGAACGTAGTCAAAGTTTTAACATTCAAATATTAATCAAATGGTAGAAACATCAGGAATTGGGTACTCACCCAAGGATTTGCAGTTCGGAAGTGACGGCAGAAAGAAACTTATCAGTGGAGTCGTTAAGATGTCCAAGGCTGTTAAGTCAACATTAGGACCAAGTGGTAACACAGTATTGATTGAGAGTCCACATCACACACACGGAATCACAGTAACTAAGGATGGTGTAACGGTAGCCAAGTCAATTGACCTCATTGACCCATCGGAGAACCTTGCGGTTAAGATGATGAAGGAGGCTGCGGACAAGACAGCTACTTCAGCAGGTGATGGTACGACTACAGCTATTGTGTTGACAGAAGGATTGGTGCTTGGAGGACTTGAGCATATCAAAGATGATATGAACAGGACTGAGGTGCTGAGACATATGGTGGACATTAGCAACAAGGTGGTGGACAAGTTAAGACGCAAAGCAAAAAAGGTTAGTAGCGGTATGCTATTAGACGTGGCAGCTATTAGTGCGAACAACGACAGAGAGATTGGTCGTATTATTTCAGAGGTATATAAGGATGTTGGTAAGACAGGTATTGTAACAGTTGAGCGTAGCCAAACAAGTGAGACATATGCTGAGACAACCAAGGGTTTGAAATTTGACAGAGGTTATTTGAGCCCGATGTTTATCAATGACGCCAAGAAAGACGAGTGCGTATTTGAGGACGTGATGGTATTGGTAGCTGATATGGAGATTGCAAACATCTTGCAGATTGAGAATGTGTTGAAACCAATTATTACCGAGGGTAAGAAGTTGTTGATTATTTCTCCGTGCAACACTAATGTAGTGAACACGCTTGCAGCGAACTCAGTTAAGGGGAACCTTAAAGTAGTAGCTGTGCCTCCGCCAAACTTTGGCTACAAGCAGCACGAGTTGATGCAAGATATTGCCATTAGTGTAGGTGCTACTTACTACAGCGAGAAAACAGGTGACGACTTAAGCCATATCAGCTATGCTGACCTTGGTCACGCAGGGAAGGTGATAGTGAGCAAAGATAAGACTGTCATTATTCGTAGTGCAGCAAAGTCTGACGAGAAGTTAGTTGAGGAAAGAGTGAAGCAGTTATGGGACGCTCATAAAGAAGCTACTAAGAAAGGTGACAAAGACTTTTTATTGGAGCGTATTGCCTCACTTACAGGTGGTATAGGTGTGATATTCGTTGGTGGTCAGACTGACTTGGAGCAAAAAGAGTTGTACGACAGGGTTGATGACGCTGTGTGTGCAGTTCGTTCAGCATTAGAGGAAGGGATTTTACCGGGTGCCGGCAAGGCATTGCTTGATGAGTCAGCAGATTTGTTTACAAATGCTGAGGCAAGTCAGGAGTATGACGCAGCACTTCGCATTTTGAGAGATGCATTGATGGCTCCATTCCAACAGATACTTGCGAACGCAGGACTGAAACCAAGTGACGTCTACAAGGACAGCACTCCGGTTGGTCACGGATACAACCTGAAGACAGGCGAGATGGGTGACTTAGTTGCGATGGGTGTTATTGACCCATTGAAAGTAACGAGGTCAGCATTGCAAAACGCAGTTAGCGTAGCCACAACAATACTTAGCACAAACGCAATTATCACAATGGCTCGTACCTACGAGCAACAACAATAATCTAAAGTGGTCGAATTTGACCACTTTAAAAAATTCAAGTAATATGACAGCAGAAGCAAATATTAATTTACAGATAGTCGAGGATTGTTTAAACACTGACCTGATAAGTGATGGATACCATACGTTCAAGGAGTTGTATGAGTTCAGGAAGACGTATAATGCCGCCTTATTTAACGAGTGGGCTAAGCAAGAAGAGAACTTTGTACATAAATCTTGGAGACACCATGATGGTGAGTTGTGTTTTGGCGGTGGTTGGTTCATTGTGGTAGCAATGTTGCCCGGTGGTCAAATCAGCAATCATTACGAGGCTAAGGATTGGGACTTGTTTCAAATACCTGAAAAGCCACAAGCGATGTTTGAGTTCGATGGTCATACCGGAGATGATGTTATTAACAGAATACAATCACTTTACAAAAAGTAAATTATGGACTTAAACAATAAAACGTTCCACGTGGAACATCAATAAAAAAATATGAAGCCAATAGGTAAATACATTATCGTTAAGGACATTCAAGAGAATGTCAAGACTGAATCAGGATTGATTTTGTCAGGCGAGGACACCAATCAGCTACGTTACAAGCGAGCAAAGGTCATAGCACCGGGAACCGATGTGTCAGTAATTGACGAAGGGGACGAGTTGTACTACGACAAAGCACATAGCTTTACAATGTTGATTGATGATACGCAGTACACAATCATTTCAGAGCGTGACGTAGTAGTGGTGATTTAATCATCACTACTATCTTCGTTCTTAGGTTTCTTATACTTGTGCGTCTTGTTATAGGCGTTCATCTCCAATATCATATTTCTGTAAACCTTATCGTTATAAGATACATTTCTTAGAAACATAGGGTTTGCAGAAAGACTTGTTGGAATCTCTTCCCCATTTAATTTTCGGTAGATGTCGAGAACAACTCGATTAGCCTTATCACTTAGTTGGTATAGAGCACGACTCTTGCCACGTCTTTTTCTGAAGTAGGTAATCCATCCTGCCTTTTGTAGTCGAATAAACCTACCAACTTCCCAACTTACGAGTTCCGCAAATTGGTCAAAAGTTTCTCTTCCAAAGTATCCTTCCGAGTAAAGAAACAAAATAATATCAAGGTCAGCTTGGCTCAAACCGTGCTTTGCCTTCATATAATACCGGATGACCCGCCAAAATTTTAGGTAGTCGTTTGGTGGTGTTTTCATTTAATTAAATTTTATTACATTTGTAAAGCAAAGTTATAAATTTATTATGGCAAAGGATAAAATACAAGAAGCAAAGAAGACATTGGCTCAAACGCTCAATGACATCAATTTCAAAAACCAACAAGTGCAGAAGATTAAAGCAATGCAACAAGGTAGAGAAAGACTGAAAGATAATCTTGGTCGTAATAAAGCAACAAAAGTAAGTGCTGCAAGTAAAATCAAAGGATTACAAACGTTATAATATTCACAATTTTAAAAAACAAAAAGATGAAATCAACTCCAAACTTACCGGCTTCTTCAAGAATGAAAAATCCTACAGGTGGTGGTCCACAAATCAAGAATGCTTTAAAAGCAAAAGCATTAGCAATGAGCGGTGGCGTACCTTCTAAAGGTGCTAAAGTTGCTGTTAAAGCTGCAGGTGTAGCTAAGAAATTAGTTAAAAAAGCAAAATAAAAAACAATGGCAAAGAACAAACAACACGAAGAAGTTCTTCAAGCTGACGTTGAGTTAACTGAAGAAATTATTGAGCAAGTTGAGGAAGCAGTAGCACCGAAAGATGCATACAAAGTTCCTGAATTAAAAAAGAAAGATGCCGTTAACCCTTATCCGGGTCACGCAACACGTGCATTCAGAAACTAATTGCTATGGCAGATAAGTCAAAAATGAAATGCAATCATCCTGTTCCATCCGATAGACCGGGGAAGAAGAGAATGGTTAAAGCCTGTTCCGGAGGGGAGGAGAAACTCCTTCACTTCGGAGCAAAAGGCTATGGCAACAACTATAGTGCTGCGGCTCGTAAAAGTTTCAAAGCAAGACATAGTTGCGACACAGCAAATGATAAATTGACTCCAAGGTATTGGGCTTGTAAAAACTTATGGGCAGGTCCCGGAGGTGCAACCACAAGTAATCCTAAAAACCGAAAGGGTAAATACTAAGTCATGAGCAAGTTCAAACAGTTAAGCGAAAAAATCCAAAAGAAACAAAACATTAGCAAAGAACGTGCTAATGCTATTGCTGCAACAATTGGTCGTAATAAGTACGGTGCAAATGTATTTACTAAAATGGCAGTTGCAGGAAAAAAGAAAAAATAATTAAATCAAATCTAATGGAACAGCAAGAACAAAAAAGTCAAGGGTTAGGAGATACAATTTTAAAAATCACTACAGCTACGGGAATCAAAAAACTTGTTGATGATTCTGCAAAAGCAAAAGGTCAACAGCAATGTACACCTTGTGAAGAAAGAAGAAGAAAATTAAATAATCCTGATTTATTAGTTAATAAGATTTTCTATAATCAAGATAAAAAATAAAAAATATGTCAGTTTTTAAAACAACATTCACAAGAGCATTATCAGTTATCCCTACGGACAACGCAAACGTGCCATTCCCTGCACCTGTGAAATCAGGTACTAATACAAGTGCTGTTGCCAATCAATTGGTAGACACTGCAGGTAACTTTATCAATGCAGGTGTAAAGACCGGAGATATTGTCTACAACACAACTGATGGCAGTGCTGCAACTGTGGTATCTGTAACAAGTGCTACTGTGATTGTGCTTAATGCAGACATCTTTGGTGCAAGTGGTAAAGCATACACTATTTATCAAGCAAGTTCTCAAACTACTATTGGTAACCAAGGTTGTTTCTTGTATGTAGGTGGTGCAGGTAACGTAGCTGTTACAACTATCGGTGGTGATGAAGTAACATTTGATGCAGTCCCTGTAGGTACGGTATTGCCGGTGCAAGTATTGAAGGTTAAGGCTTCAGGTAGCGGTACAACAGCAACACTTATAAAAGCTCTTTGGTAATGGCTAAGGCAACAACAGGCAGCTCATATATCAGAAAGCCCAAGAAGAGAGGCGTGGCTGCGAAAAATCAGACGAGTAGTAACAAGAATAGTAAACTTTATAAAAAGCCGTACAGAGGTCAAGGACGATGAAATACATTCAATACTTAATAGCATCGATACTTCTTTTATTCACTCCGATATACGGCTTGCTTATAGCAGTAGCTGCAGCCATAATACTCGATACCTTCACAGGTATTTTTAAGTCAATCAAGTTAAACGGGTGGAAGAGTGTGAGAAGTAGAAAATTATCAAACATCGTAAGTAAGATGTTATTGTATGAGGTATGTATATTGTTGTTGTTCTTGATGGACAAATATGTATTGAACGAGTTCGTAAAGCACGCATTTGGGTTTGACTTTATGTTCACTAAGATTTGTGCGATACTACTTATGTTCATTGAGCTTGTGTCAATTAAAGAAAATATTGAAGAGGCATTTAAGATTGACATATGGGCTATGCTTAAGAAGGTTTTAAACAGAGCTAAAGAAATAAAGACCGACATCAACGATATAAAATGAGAGACGAGAAGACATTGGAGCGAATCAAACTGCTTCATCCCAAACTAAGGGATGAGGCAGTATTGTTATATGACGAGATTATAAAGGCGTTGACCGGCAGAGCCATTTGTAGGTTCGCCTATACGCTCAGGACATTTGCTGAGCAAGATGCATTATATGCGCAAGGAAGGACCAAGAAAGGGGCTAAGGTTACTAATGCAAGAGGTGGTCAGAGTTATCATAACTATGGATTAGCTATTGACATCGTATTATTGGTTGATGTAGACAAAAATGGTACATTTGAGACCGCAAGTTGGGACACCAAGTCTGACTTTGATGGAGACAATAAGTCAGATTGGCAAGAAGTTGTAGCTATTTTTAAGAGATATGGGTATGAGTGGGGTGGTGATTGGAAATTTACAGACGCTCCGCATTTTCAGAAAACCTATGGAAAATCCATAGTTGAATTACAACAATTACATAAAACCGACAAAGTCGACAAGAATGGCTTTGTCTTAATTTAATACCTATGGGGAAATATCTTACATTGGTGTTAGCTATTCCCCTTCTATTCAGTTGTGCAGCAAGGAAGGTGGCTGTATCTAAGACCCAAACACAGACATACACAGACAGTTTAGTTGTCGAAAAGAAAGATAGTATTAGCATTCAGCAGAACGCTATTGTAGTTGTAGATAGTACTGAAGAAATTGAGGTGACTCCAATTGACACAGCTAAGCCTATTGTAATCAACGAGACCAAGTATTTTAATGCCAAAGTTAAAGTTAGGAAGATACGTAAGCGTACTACTGACTCGTCTACAATTGTGGTTGCTAAACTAACCGAAAAGCAGGTTGGGGTAAAAAAAGAAATCAAGCAAAAGACATTTGACAAGAAGGTTGATAAGAAAGCCAACTACTTGTTTTACTTGTGGCTTTTATTGATACCTATTGCCGTATGGTTGATATGGAGATTCGGACGAAAATGATAATTTTTATTTACTATATTTGTATAAATTAATAAATTAAATCAAATGGCAAATTTAACAGCAGAAGAATTAGACTTTATTAAGCAAGGAGCACAAGATTACACTAAATTAAAGATTGCTCTTGGCGACCTTGAATTGAAGAAGCAAGAGTTAATAGCTCGTGCAGAACAAATTCAAGACGCTTTCAAAAACAACGAGAAAGTATTAATTGAAAAATACGGAGCCGATGCGGTTATCAATACCCAAACCGGTGAAGTAACTAACAAAGAAAAAAAATAAACCATGGCACCTAACAAATTTTTAGGAATCCTTTTTCAGTCAAGAGATATGATGCACTTGACTCATTTGGACACAAGGTCTTTTGCAGAGCATAAGGCTTTAAACGCTTATTATGACAAGATTTTAGATTTAACGGACTCATTTACTGAGAAGTTATTTGGTCGTAGTGGTCGTCTTGAAATCGTTATTCCTGAAGCTAAAAAGCAAGATGCGGTTACGCATTTGAAAGGTATGCAAGCAACTATCGAAGCTGAGAGAGATAACTACGCTTCAGACTTACAAAACATTATGGATGAGATGCTTGGTCTTGTAAATGAGACATTGTATCTTTTAACATTAGTATAACATGGGAAAAATAAACTCGTATCCTATCAACGCATTGCCTCAGTTGGATGATAAACTTGTGGGCACACGTGTTGGTGGAACGCCTATAGATGCTACATATAACTTTACTCCGGCAGAGTTATTACAATTATTTCAGCAAAATTTTAATGCTGCAGCAATTGTTATTGCTGACGTACCTGTGTACGCAGATAATGCAGAGGCTGTAGCAGCGGGTTTAGCTGTTGGTAAACTTTACAGAACAGGGGACAATTTGAAGATTGTTCATTAAAATATCTTAGCGGATGTCAAAGATTAGTACATACGAGGTCGTTCCCGTACCTAAATTGTCTGACAAATTAATAGGTACAAGTGTTGGCGGAGAAATCGAAGACATAACATACAACTTCACGTTGATGGAGTTGTTGGATTTGTTTATTCCAAATCTTCCGGCAAGCAGTTTACAAACCGTATTAGATGGTGGTAATACTGCAACACAAGACATCAATTTGTTTGGAACAATTACGACTACTAATCTTAATGTAACCGGAGATACAACTTTTGCAAACTCTTATTTTGTAGGAGAAACACATATTCAAGGAGGACTATTTGATATAGTTGATTCAATAGGAACTCCGGGTCAGGTATTAACAAGTACAGGAGAAGGAGTTGAGTGGTACACACTTCCTCCAATTTTTACTCCAACTTTACAGCAAGTTTTAACGGAAGGTAATACTGCTGATATTGACATCATATTAGATGCTAATTTAGAGGCATTAGATGTAAGTAGTAACACTGCAAGTATTTTAAATAATCTAACACTTGGGGGAACTCTTACAGATAATAATTCATCAGTAGGAGGTTCAGGTCAAGTATTAGAAAGTACAGGTACAGGATTGCAATGGGTTGATTTGCCTGTTTACAGTGCAACGTCTCCATTGTTGTTTAATTCTGTAACAAAGACATTTAGCATTCAGCCTGCAAATAGCACTCAAGGTGGTTATTTGACAGCTAATGATTGGATTACTTTTAATGGCAAACAAGATGCAGGTTCTTATATTACTGCATTAACGGGAGAAGCTACTGCTACAGGACCGGGCTCCGTACCTATTACATTAAATAACGCTTCAGTTATTGCAAAAGTATTGACAGGACTTAATGTAACCGGTGGTTCAATTAGTGCAAGTGATAGTATTTTAACGGCTTTTGGCAAGGTTCAAAATCAAATCAATGGTTTGATGGGAGGTGTTCAATACCAAGGAGTATGGGACGCAGCAACTAATAATCCTATGCTTACAAGTAGCGTAGGCATTCAAGGACACTATTATATCGTTAATGTAGCAGGTAATACTGACTTGAATGGCATCACTGATTGGAATGTTGGCGATTGGGCTATATTTAGTGCAGGAGCATGGAGTAAGGTTGATAATACAGAGTCAGTTACTTCTGTGAATGGTCAGATTGGAGCGGTAAGTCTTACAACTGATGACATTCCTGAAGGAGCAACTAATTTATATTACTTAGATAGTAGAGCGAGAGCGGCATTGAGCTTTGCTCCGGGCAGTGGTGCTTATAATAGCTTGACAGGTGTTATTACAATACCTACTGATAACAATCAAATATTAAATGGTGCAGGGTACATTACTCTTGCATCTCTTAGTGCAAGTGCTCCGTTAGCTTATAATAATCTGACAGGAGGATTTAGCGTTCAAAAAGCAGATGCTACACATGATGGTTATTTAAGTAGCACTGATTGGAGCACTTTCAACAACAAACAAAATTATTTAGGTGGAACCGGTTTAGTTAAGTCTACAGCCGGAACCATCACATATATTACTGACAACTCAAGTAATTGGAATACAGCATACGATAGAAGTATTGTAAGTGCTGCAGTTACAGGTACGTCAACAAAAACATTAACACTTACTGAGCAAGACGGCAATACTATTCAAGCGTCTTGGACTGACTTGGATACCGGTCTTACATCAGTAGGCGTGAGTATGCCATCAGCATTTACGGTGACTAATAGTCCTTTAACTACTAATGGTACAATTGGAATTACAGGTGCGGGTACAACGCTTCAGTACATTGATGGTACAGGAGCACTTCAAACATTCCCGGGATTAACAGGATTTGTTCCTTATACAGGGGCAACTACTGACGTTAATTTAGGAACCTATGGATTGCTTGCTGATTATTTGCAATTAAATATTTTACCAACAAGTGTTCCTACAACAGTAGGGACAATGTCATGGAACGATACTGATGGGACCATGGACATTAAACTAAAAGGTGGTAATGTTACACTTCAAGTAGGAGAAGAGAATGTTGCACGTGTAGTAAACAAGTCAGGTATTGACTTACTTGAGGCTAACTATCAAGTTGTAAGAGTAAGAAAGGTAGCAGAAGGTGGAGCACAGGGACAACGTCTTGCTGTAGTATTGGCACAAGGTAATAGCGAGAACAATAGCACAGAAGTATTGGGATTAGTAACTGAAACTATACTTGTAAATCAAGAAGGATTTGTTACTTGCTTTGGCGAGGTAAAAGAAATAAATACAACAGGTAGTTTACAGGGGGAGACTTGGGTGGATGGAGATATATTATATCTTTCAAGTACAGTTGCAGGTGGACTTACCAATATAAGACCTGTTGCTCCAAATCATAGCGTTATTGTTGGTTATGTAACTTATGCCCATTCAATACATGGTAAAATTTACATGGCTATAGATACGGGCTATGAGCTCGGTGAGCTTCATAATGTCTATGCTCCAAGTCCTACGGATAATCAAAGTATTTATTGGAACGTTGCTAATAGCAGATACCAATTAAATACTATTGGTGGTATTTTAGGATACACACCGGCAAATGCCGCAACACTCATTTCAACTACAGCTCCATTAAGTGGTGGTGGTGATTTAAGTGCAAATAGAACATTAAGCATTAGTCAATCGGGTACATCTACAGATGGATACCTTTCTTCTACAGATTGGAATACATTCAATAATAAACAACCGGCAGGTAACTATGTGCCTACATCAAGATTACTTTCTATCAATGGTACTCAGTATGATTTGAGTGCTGATAGAAGTTGGAGCGTTGGTACAGTTACAAGTGTATCTGTAGGAACAGGTACAACAGGTACTGATGTGTCTGCAAATGTTTCAACTCAAACAACTACTCCGTTAATAACAATAAATGTTCCATTTGCTTCAGCCGTTAATACGGGTAAGTTAAGCAATACTGATTGGTCAACATTTAATACTAAGGTAGGTGGCGTAACAGCAAGTTCTCCATTGGCTTCAAGTGGTGGTCAGACTCCAAATATTACAATTCAACAAGCAAGTGGCAGTCAGGATGGATATTTAAGTTCAACTGATTGGACTACTTTCAATAATAAACAAGCATCAGGTAACTATATTACTTCACTTACAGGTGAAGCGACAGCGAGTGGTCCGGGTGCTGCTGCAGTAACTTTAAACAATGCATCAGTAACAGGAAAGGTTCTTACGGGAGTTAATATTACCGGAGGTTCAATTAGTGCAACTGACAGTATTCTTACTGCATTTGGTAAAGTTCAGAACCAAATCAACGGATTAGTTGGTGGGTCAATCTACCAAGGTACGTGGAACGCTGCGACTAACACACCTGCATTAGCAAGTGGTGTTGGTACAAAAGGATACTATTACATTGTAAGTGTAGCCGGTACTACAAATCTTGATGGAATCACAGATTGGTTTGTGGGTGATTGGGCAATATTTGATGGCACCGCATGGCAACAAGTGGATAATACCGATGCCGTAGTAAGTGTGAACGGACAGACAGGTGCTGTAAGTCTTACAACTGACAACATCCCTGAGGGTGCAACTAATAAATACTTTACTAATGCACTTGCTCGTGCTGCACTAAGTTTTACTGCAGGTAGTGGTGCTTATAACAGCACTACGGGTTTAATTACTATACCAACCAATACTAATCAACTTACCAATGGTGCATCATTTATAACGCTTGCGTCATTAAGCGGAACAGCTCCTATCGTGTATAGTAACACCACGGGTGCGATAAGTATTACACAAGCAGGTACTGCAAGTAATGGATACCTTTCAAGTGCTGATTGGAATACGTTTAATAACAAACAATCAGCTTTGACTAATCCTGTTACAGGAACAGGGACAAGTGGATATTTATCAAAATTTACAACTACAGGTTCAACTATTGGCAACTCTGCAATATATGATGATGGTTCAACTATAATAGAATTAAACAAAGCACATCTTAGTTCCTATAGGAGTTATATATGGAATGATGTATATCTTTATAATACATTAAATCTTACAGATGCAAGTTATAACATATTAGGACGTATTATTGGAACAGGTTCTTTTGCAGGTAGTACAGGTGCTTTATCTTTTTATACAAATGGTAATGCATTAGCATTAACATTAGATGGTAGTCAAAATGCTACATTTAATGGAAATATAATAGTTGATAAAATAACTCCAATAATTACATTAAATGGAAGTCCTTATGGAAATAGTGGAGCAGCAGTAAGATTTTTAGGATGGTCTCCTTCGAGCACATATTTGAATTGGCAAATTGACACGGCTATTATTAGTGGTAATTATTTGGCATTTACTCCATCAACTACTGCAGGTGGAAGTACATTTACTACACCTGTTTTTTATATAACAACTGTAGGAGCGGGTGTATTTAACAGTTCTATTACAGCTTCTTCAATCATTAAATCAGGAGGAACTTCTTCTCAATATTTAATGGCTGATGGCTCTGTAAGCACTTTGACAAATCCGGTTACGGGAACAGGAACTACAACCTATATTCCTAAGTTTACTTCATCAAGTGCTATTGGCAATAGTGCTATTCAAGATGATGGAACTAATGTAATAATTACATCAAGAAATACAACTACTACTAATTATATTGGGTCAACATTAGGTAGTGGAGGGATTTATTTTAGCGGCGACCCTGCGCCTGATATTGCTTATATAGGATATAACTATACAAATGTTAGCGGAACAGAAGCAGTATATCAAGCAAGTCGTTCTTCTTGGAGGCAGCATTTTGGTAATGGAAGTACAAATCAATGGAAAGTTGCTTATAGAGCAGGTGCGGCAGCAACAGGAGCATTTACTGATTATATTACTCTATCATCTGCAGGAGATACTACTTTTAGGGGAGGTGTTGAAATAAATGCAAGCGTAAGTGCTGCAGTTGGATTAAAAGTAAAAAATGATATACTTGTTTATAATACTATTAGTTTTACTGACGCTTCCTATACTGTTTCAGGATTTATTCAAGGAACGTCAAATGAATTAAGATTATATACAAATAATAATGTACTTGCTTTAACATTAACGTCTGCACAAAAAGCAATCTTTCCTAATGATGCTACAATTAATGGAGTAACTGCAGGGAAAGGTGCGGGTTCATTATCTTATAGTACTGCTTTTGGTGTGAACGCAAGTGCAGTAAATACAACAGGAAATTATCTGACATCTATTGGTAGAGATGCAAATAGATATAATACTACAGGACAAGAGAATACGGCTATAGGAGCTTTTGCATTAGTAACAAATACAACAGGAAGCTACAATACAGCCGTAGGGTCAGGGGCATTGGCAGGTGTAAATGGTGGTAGTCAGAATACTGCAGTCGGATTAAATGCGGGTACATTAATTACAACAGGAGATAAAAATACCATTATAGGAGCATTCAGTGGTAGTAGTATTTCAACAGGAACAGGTAATACAATTATTGGTGCTAATATTAGTGGTTTAGGTACATCGTTAAGTAATAATGTAATTATAGGTTCAAGTGCTGCAATAAGAATGCAATTTGATGACCAAGGAAGATTTGGAGCAGGAATGTCTCCTGTAAGTACAAGAAGTTATATATTTAAAAACGTATCAGCAGTTCCTATAGGTTTTGAAATGGTTGAATCTGCAGGAGTACATAGTATATATTTTACTCCTAACAATGGAAGCAAAAATACAATTTCATCAAACTATTTTAGTGGGGGTGTTTATCTTCCTTTAACTTTATCAGGAAGAGAAAACTTTACAGACTTAGTTTTAAATACATCAGGGAACGTGGTCATTGGTTCCGCAACAGATGGGGGTAATAAATTTGAGGTACGCACAAGTACATACAATAGGATTGCAACTTATTTTAGCGGGTCATATACAAGTGGATTTAAGTTTTCTGACCTTTATGGTGGTATTCAATATGATGCAAGTATTGATACATTAGAATTATTTTCTAATTATCCTTCAGGTAAATTAATCCTTAAAACAAATTCTTCTCAAAGACAATTAATTTATAGTACGGGAGATTTTGATTATGGTGGGTATAATGTAATGTATAGTGCTAATGCGACATATAGGCAAGCATTTTATGGTGCAATGTCTTTTTTATGGAGAAATGCAGAGGATGCTTATATTAATTCAAATCATACTTATAGTTCTACAAATACTAATGTTGCATCATACGCAAGTGCAAATGGGATTGGTAGATTAGGTATTGCAGGAGGTACTCTTGAATGGGGTTCATATAATGGAAGCGTAGTAGCAGGAACGGCTTATGCATTAACTACTACTTTTACTATTGGTAAAAATGGACTTGCAACATTTTGGGGAGCAATTAATGCTTATGCAGGAGTTAATATTGGTAATTTTGATGGTCAAGCGATGAAACTTCAAATGGGTACTGCAACAGGGAATACCTATTTACGTTTCTATGATAGCACAGGAGGAGGTAGAGGATATTTAGGTATGTTCTATGCAGGTTCATCTCATTATTTATTACTTGATGGCTCTAATAATGATTTAAATTTAAATGGTAATGCTAATCTATATTTACAAACTGCAGGAGTAACTAGAGCAACTATAAATTCTACTGCTACTACATTTGTAACAAAAATAGAAATAGCAGAAGAATCTAAAATTACTTCAGCAACATCTGCAGTATTAAGATTACAAGGAGGAGGATACGGAGGAAGTTATAATACAACTCTTCGTTCAATACCGGGAGCAATTGGTATATTACAATTAGGAAATAATGCAGATAACTATATCATAGGAGGTAATACAGCAGTTGGAGGTTATTTAATATTTAGAGTAAATGCTACTTCTGAGAGTATTTCATCAGGAATTGAAGCAATGCGTATAACATCAGCAGGAGCACTTCAATGTAGTTACAGTGTAACTGCAACTGCGTTTTATGAAAGTTCTGATAGTAGACTCAAACAAATTATCAGTGATGATTACAAAGCATTAGGAGTTGAGTATATTAAGGCAAGATTATACATAAAAGATGGTAAGGAAGAGATTGGATATTTTGCTCAAGACTTTGAGTCAATACTTCCAAGTGCGGTAAGTAAAAATGATGCAGGATTCTTAAGTCTTTCATACACTCAAGTGCATACAGCTAAGATTGCAATTATTGAAGATGAGGTAACAATACTTAAAAATAGAGTATCTGAATTAGAATATAAACTTCAAAAATACGAAGCATAATGAGTTGGGCAGGAATATCAAGTAATCAATGCGTGTCTTGTAATAACTTACAAGATGCAGTAAATACGGGAGTATTTACATTGAAAAATACTATTCCTGTAAGTAACAAACAGATTATAAAGGCTGAAGCGGAAAACTATGTTTATATTGAAACTATTGCAGGAAAGACAACGAATCAATTAGTTGTTAAAAGTAATCTTATATCATCTGCAACAGGAAATATATTTCTTATTTCAGCAGATGGAGGTTCTTTTCCAAGTCCACAAAATATTCTTAAATCATCAAATGGTGGAGATAGTTGGGCTGCATTATCAGGTAGTCCGGGAGTTGCTATATGGTCAAATATTAAAGTATCTCCAAATGGACAATATATAATAGCGTATAGTTTTTCTTCAGGAGATATATATTATTCATCTAACTCAGGAACAAGTTTTGGAAATCAATACATTAGTAATGTTTATAAACAAGTATTTCTATCTGACAATGGAACTTATTATTTTGCATTAGAAACAGGAGGTTCAGCTACAGGAAGATTACTTAGGTCTACGGATTATGGTGCTAATTGGTCTGCAGTATTAACAAATAGCACATCTCAAACATATTTTAATTGCGGAGCCGTATCAGGTAATGGAAATATTGTTATAGCATACAAGTATTATTATGTTTCAGGAGGAACATCTCAATTTTATAATGGAACATCGGGAAGTGGTACTTGGGAACAATCTAATCCATCTGTTATGAGTGGGAAAGAAGTTGTTGGGGTTTCAATATCTTATAGTGGTCAATATGCATTATGCATTACAGCAGATGGATATTTATTAATAAATAATAATTCATTTGCCTTTAATGCATGGACAAGTATATCAAAAACAGACCCAATGGAGACTTGTGATGTTTCTTATTCAGGTCAATACATGATAGCAGGAACATCAAATGGTTATACCTATACATCTACTGATTATGGTGTAAATTGGACTAAAACAACTTTTCTTACAGGATACCAAGTTAATGTAGCCGTAAATTCAAATGGATTATTTTCAGTAATACTTACAAATAATAATACGTCAGATGTATATACAAGCCCTAATGGAACATCTTGGACTATAAAAAGTAATACTCCAACTCTTAGTGCAAATGCAGTATATACAGGAATAGCAATGTAATAACAATTAAAAACAAAATAAAATGAAAACAATTGAAGCAGTCTCAATATGGGACAATGGAGTGGACCAAGAAGTAACAGTACTTAATACTTTTGGGATAAATGTAATTCTTGGTATTTGTGCTACATTCTCTTATGAACTATATTATGTTAGTCCTATTGATTCAAGACTATTACAAGCAAGGCAAAGTCAATTAACAATGAGAGGAGAAGATTATTTAAAATGGAGTGATGATGACAATTATGCTTGGGATTGGATTGCTTCTCAATTAAATCTTACCATTACAGGCGATTATGTACCACCGGTACCTCCTGAACCAATTCCTCCAATTACTGAAGAAGTTGTTGCATAGTTCAATAAATATTCATTACTTTTACATTAGCATACAAGAAGTACGCTAATATTAAAATTTAATCCAATGGAATCAAAAAAAATGAAGTACAAAGACTTAAACATTTTAGTTAACTCTATCAATCAAGTTATTGGCAAACAAGAGACAAAGGTTCAGAAAAAGTTGTTTAAGTTATATGAGAAGGTTAAGTCTATTCATGAAGACTACAATAAACAACGTGATGAACTACGTTTAGATAATGCCGCAACTGACGACAAAGGTGTCCTTATTATGGACGAGAAAGGCGACTACAAGTTCAATAAAGAGGGTGTTAAGAAATTAACCAAAGACATTGACGCTTTAAACGAAAAAGAATTTGACTTTAAGCCTATTGAGGTAATTAATACTAATGGCTTAGAAACATTTACGTTTCTTGAAGATTGGACTACAGGTATCACATTTGTTAAGGAGGAAGAAGTTGAATTATAATGGACATTCGTAAAATATCAATAGGACCCGACTACAAAGGTGGTGCGATGCATTACATCGTAGGACAAAAAGTCCTTGGCGATACTTGCGAAATACACGTAATAAAACTTGATATTGACAAGCAGTCTATCAAGATTTATATTATAAACGAGAAGGCGGAGGTGACGCTTTGGAAAGAGTTTACCTCCACCATTCCAATATCCATTGAATATAACATCAACTTCTAATGAGGTCTCCATTCTATTTTATAGCAAAACCTGTGAATGGAAAGCGGTACGATAACACAAAAGAGATAGGAGGCATTGACTTTATTGTCAGTACTTCTGAGGAGGACCACAAGTTCTCTAACCGATTTGCTGAGGTCGTAGAACTTCCATTAGGTTATAAAGGTCCCATCAAAGAGGGTGACACTTTACTTGTGCACCACAATGTATTCAAGTATTATAATGACATGAGGGGCAGGCAAAAAAGCGGGAAGTCTTTTTTCAAAGATGACCTATTCTTTATTGAGACTGAGCAGTTCTTTATGTATAAGCAAGGTTCCACATGGAACGCTTATGATAGATTTTGTTTTGTGAAGCCTATTCCTGTTACTGATAGCTATATCAAAAAGCCATTTACCAACGAGCCTCTCGTTGGTTTAATGAAATACCCAAACGAGTATTTACTTGAACGTGGTATTAAAGAAGGTGATATGGTATGCTTTAGTCCTGATAGTGAATACGAGTTTACAGTAGATGATGAGAAGTTATATAGGATGTATGACCACCAAATAACAATCAAATTATGAATCTAATTACATTCGACAACATTATTAAAGACCCATTATCTTATGTATCAGATATACACTTACACGGGTTTCAAGACGTGGCAGATGGTGACTACGTGTTCAGGAACATTCAGCCAAGAGACAGTAACGATGAGTTTGCCAAATATGTCACCACGCTATTTAATGGTTACAAAGTAGACTTAAACTTTGTTCGTAAATCACCATTGAACCAAGAAGAGCCAAATTTTATACATACAGACGAAATGATGGGTGACATTACTTGTCTATTATATCTAAATGAACAAGCTCCTGAGGATGATGGTACAACCATTTATGACGAAGAAAAAAAGCCATTACTTACAATGTACTCAAAGTTCAATCGTATGATTGCGTTTAACTCAGATGCTCCACACTCGAGGAATTTATTTGATAACTTTGGAGAAGCACAAACCGCAAGATTGGTTCAGGTGATATTTTTAAAAGCAAAGCAATGAGAGACAATAAAGAAATAAAGCTACGCATCATTGAAGCCGGTTATAAAGCTGTTGATGAACTCATTAAAATAGCTGAGGAAAACGTCATTAAACCATCTGTTAAGATAAACGAGGATGGTGAAGAAGAATACTATGAACTTTCAGCAGATAGGCTTAAGAACGCAGCCGCTACAAAAAAACTAGCCATATTAGATGCATTTGAAATACTTAATAGAATAGAAGCGGAGAAGGAAAGCCTAGACATGATGGAGAAAGGCGCAACTAAAACAGATACAAAACAAGGATTTGCAGAACGAAGGTCAAAGTAAAATATTATACCGTGTGCTTGAAGACCACATAGACAAAGCAGTCATCTCTAATAAAAATAGAGTGAGGTCATGGCTATATGGCTATAATGACCAATACGATGTTGTTGTTATTTCAAAAAGTGGACAGATAGGTGAGATATATGAAATAGAAGGATTACGTATTGCGTTACCTCCGGCTCCTGAGAAATGTTTTAAAAGAGATAATGCCAAGGCAGAACAATATTGGGAGCGTCAGGAGTTGCCAAAAGAATTGGCACGAATACAATCTATATTTCAATGGAATGAAAGACCCAAAGAGTTTAAGAATAGGTGGGTTGATTACATAGAACAAGAATTTGATTACAGAGAACAAGGATTTTGGTTCTTGAATAATGGCATAAAAACTTATATCACGGGGTCTCATTATATGTATTTGCAGTGGGATAGTATTGATGTAGGGTATCCTGATTTTAGAGAGGCAAACCGAATCTATTGGATATTTTGGGAAGCCGCCAAGGCAGACCCGCGTAGTTTTGGTATAGTTTATCTTAAGATTAGACGTTCGGGATTTTCATTTATGGCATCTGCGGAAGCCGTAAATGTAGGTACACTTGCTAGAAATGCGCGTATAGGTATGTTATCAAAGACGGGTAATGACGCCAAAAAAATGTTTACTGACAAGGTTGTTCCAATTAATAGTAGACTTCCTTTCTTTTTCAAACCAATTATGGATGGTATGGACAAGCCTAAGACTGAGTTGTCGTTTAGGGTTCCTGCATCTAAGATTACGAAAAAGAATATGTATGACGAAAGCGATGACAGTATAGAGGGATTGGATAGTTCAATAGATTGGAAAAATACCGAAGAGAATAGTTATGATGGAGAAAAATTATTGTTTTTAGCCCATGATGAAAGTGGAAAGTGGCTTAAGCCAAATAATATCAAAGAAAATTGGCGAGTCGTAAAGACTTGTTTGCGCTTAGGTAGCAAGATAATTGGAAAGTGTATGATGGGGTCTACTTCAAATGCTTTAAGTAAAGGAGGTCAGAACTTCAAAGACATATATACGGATTCAAAGATTGGTAAAAGAAACGATAATGGTCAAACAAAAAGTGGACTATATGCCATCTTTATTCCAATGGAATGGAACTTAGAAGGATTTATTGATAGGTATGGAATGCCTGTGTTTAGAAAACCTGAGAAACCCGTAATGGGAATAGATGGTAATTTAATAAAAAACGGAGCCATTGACTATTGGGAAGCCGAGGTAGACTCGCTTAAAAACGATGCCGATGCTTTAAACGAGTTTTATCGTCAGTTTCCCCGTACAGAAAGTCATGCATTCCGTGATGAAAGTAAGCAATCCTTATTTAACCTTACAAAAATTTATCAGCAGATTGACTACAATGACTCCATGATTAAAGAGCACTACTTAACACGTGGCTCGTTCTCATGGAAGGATGGTATTAAAGATACTGAGGTTATTTGGACACCTGATACAAGGGGTCGCTTCTTAATAAGTTGGGCACCGCCTAAGCATATGCAGAATAATGTACATATTAGAAACGGAATCAAGTATCCCGGCAATGAGCATCTTGGTTCATTTGGTTGTGACTCCTATGATATTTCAGCGGTAGTTGGAGGACGTGGTTCTAATGGGGCACTTCATGGAATGACTAAATTTCATATGGATGACGCTCCGGTCAATCAATTTTTCTTAGAGTATATTGCTCGTCCACAGACGGCTGAAATATTCTTTGAAGAAGTACTAATGGCTTGTATATTCTATGGAATGCCTATCTTAGTAGAGAATAATAAACCTAGACTTTTATACCACATAAAGAACAGAGGGTACAGAGGCTTTTCAATTAATAGACCCGATAAGCAAATGGCTAAGTTGACAAAGACTGAGCGTGAGCTTGGAGGTATTCCAAACAGTTCTGAAGACGTAAAGCAGGCACACGCATCTGCAATTGAGTCCTATATTGAGAAATTTGTTGGATTTGATTTGGAAGCAAAGTATAGAGACCCTGAGGAAATGGGTACAATGCCGTTTACGCGAACACTTGAGGATTGGGCTAAGTTTGATATTAATGATAGAACAAAGTTTGATGCCTCTATTAGTTCAGGTTTATGCATAATGGCAAATCAGAAGCATCTGTACGTGCCGGAGAAAAAAGAATCGAAATTAATTATTAACTTCGCTAAATATAAAAACGAAGGAACAACAAGTCAATTGATTAGATGAAAAATGTAACAATCGAAATATCCGCCACTTCATTCCCAAGTCAGTTAGCAACTGATGCTGAGAAGGCAACTGACACGTTTGGTCTACAAGTAGGTCAAGCTATACAGTATGAGTGGTTTAGAAAAGATGGTTCCTCTTGTAGGTACTATAGTCAATGGAGTGATTTCAGGAGACTGAGACTATATGCACGAGGAGAACAATCCATTGCAAAATATAAAAACGAGTTAGCGATTGACGGAGACTTGTCTTATCTAAACTTAGATTGGACACCTGTTCCTATTTTACCTAAGTTCATTGACATCGTTGTAAATGGTATGTCTGATAGATTATTCAAGGTTAAAGCATATGCACAAGACGCAATGTCCCAAGCCAAAAGGAATAAGTATCAAGATATGCTTGAGACTCAAATGGCAGGTAAGCCTGTATTGACTAAGATTCAAGAGATGACAGGTGTTAATCCATTCTTAATGGACCCTGAGAAATTACCTGAGACTGACGAAGAACTATCATTATATATGCAGCTTAATTATAAGCCTGCTATTGAGATTGCAGAAGAAGAAGCAATCAATACAATTTTTGACAACAACCACTATGACGACCTTCGTAAAAGAACGGACTATGACATTACTGTTATAGGTATTGGTGTTGCAAAGCACGAGTTCTTACAAGGAGCAGGAGTTAAACTTTCATACGTTGACCCTGCTAATATGGTTTACAGTTATACTGAAGACCCTTATTTCAGAGACGTGTTTTATTGGGGAGAAATCAAAACAGTTGCAATGACTGAGTTGATGAAGATTGACCCGACATTGACAAAAGAAGATTTACAAGAGATTAGCCAATATAGCCAAGGATGGTATGACTACTATAACGTAGCAAGATTCTACGAGAATAGTATGTTCTATCGTGATACCTGTACGTTAATGTACTTTAACTATAAGACCACTAAGAAGATGGTCTATAAGAAAAAGATACTTGAAGGAGGTGGTTCTCGTGTTAGTGAAAAGGATGAGAATTTTAATCCTCCTGTTGAGATGATGGAAGAAGGTAATTTTGAAAAGATTGAGAAAGTAATTGATGTTTGGTATGAAGGTATCATGGTAATGGGTACCAATATTTTATTGCAGTGGAAGATGTCTGAAAACATGGTTCGTCCTAAGTCAGCTACTCAACACGCATTGCCAAACTATGTTGCTTGTGCTCCACGTATGTACAAGGGAGTTATTGAGTCTTTATGTCGTAGAATGATACCATTTGCTGACTTAATTCAAATAACGCACTTAAAACTACAACAAGTTATTGCACGTACTGTACCTGATGGTGTATTCATTGATGCCGATGGGTTGAATGAGATTGATTTAGGTACAGGTAATGCATATAATCCTGAGGATGCATTGAGATTATATTTCCAAACAGGTAGTGTAATTGGACGTAGTATGACTACTGATGGTGAGTTTAACAATG